GTCTTGGGCTAAATATTGTAAACAAAAACATTGCTGAAAAATATATAGAAAATTCACAAAAATACAAAGACTGGCTTAATTCATATGATTATTTTGTTAATCTTCAAAATAATAAATTAAATGAATGTATTGATCATAAACGATTCTTGGAGGGATTAAAATGAAAAATAAACCAGAATGGCTGATTGCACTAAGAACAATGCTTAACAGAGAGTACTGGAACAAACCAAACACTGTTGAATTCTTTGCTTTTATTGCAAAGGCTGTAATAATTATTCCAGGTCTACTATTTAATAAGCAGATCTGGTGGCTTTATATTTTTGCGCTGGTATCAAGTTTAATGCTGATATGGTCATCCACAGTAAAGACAATACCAACACTAATCTGGTTTAATATACTGTGGTCAATATTGGCTATAACTGCTATAATTAAGTATTGGGTCTAAGGGGGCACAAATGTTTGAATATTATGTAAAGAAAGTAGAAAACGTAGTAGATGGAGATACCATTGACGTTGTTATTGATTTGGGGTTTGACATCATGTTTGCATCTCGTGTAAGACTTGCTGGCATAGACACACCTGAGTCTCGTACAAAGGATCTTAAGGAAAAGGCTCTTGGGCTTGAGTCTAAAGAATACCTAAAGAAGCACCTAAAGGATGCTAAGTCTGTTGTTATTAAGACTGAGAAGATGGACTCATCTGAGAAGTATGGTCGCATTTTGGGCTGGGTATATATTAATGGAGATACAGTATCACTCAATGACATGATGATCAATGATGGATATGCATGGGGATACATGGGAGATACCAAGGTTAAGGACTTTGAAGCATTAAAGAAGGCTAGAGTAAAGTCAGGTAAGTAATGAATCCAAAAAGTCAGGCTTTGCTAGAGCATTTAATAATGCAGGGTGCAATTGAGATATCTGGCATTGACCAATCAGGTGAAATGACATACTCAATTACTGATAAGTTACAAGAAGTTCATCCAGAACTATATATGGAACTTAAAAATGAGTTTGAACACAATATGTTTGAGATGATAGATCAGGGTCCAAAAGTTATGACATGGAAGATTAGGACAAATTAAATGAATACTATGCTATATTTTACAGCAGACTGGTGCAATCCTTGCCAAAGAACAAAACCATATGCAGAAGAGTTAATACGTGATGGAGCAAATATTAAATTTATTGATGCAGATTCAGAAATAGAAATGCTTAAAAATTTTAAAATTATGTCAGTTCCTACATACATTATTCTAAAAGATGGAAAAGAAGTTTATCGTGCTTCTGGCGCAAAAACAAAAGATCAGTTAGAGGAACTAATTAATTATGAACAATAATGAGGATGAGTTAATAAAAAATCTTATACTTCAGGGCGCTTTAGAGGTTGCTGGAGTGGACTCAGAAACTAATGAACTACTATATTCTATTACTCCAAAAATGCAAGAAGTTATGCCAGACATGTATGAGGACCATCTGACTGCAGTCAACAAGGATCTGCTAAACTTATGGGAAAAGGGTTATGTAAATATTGATTTTTTATTGGCAGACCCAGTAGTTACTATATCTGAAAAGGGTCTTGACAAGGCTGAGGTTGCTAAACTAACCAAGCCTGAAATTTGGGCACTAGAAGAGGTTAAAAGGCTACTAAAAAGGTAAAGTCTGATATAATCAGTATATAAACTAGGAGGATTGTTATGCCATATAGAGTTGGAGCCAAAGGATCTTTTGGGTGCTCTGGATACCCTGCACTAAAAGAAGGTACAAATGAAGTTATGGGTTGCCATACAAGTCGTGCTGAGGCTGCTGCACAGATATATGCTATCAATCGCTCCGAAGGCAACATAGGAAAGTCTATGCCTAATTTAAAAGAAGGCGATTATGCAATGACTCAGCATGGAGGAGAAGGAGACTTTCATGTTGGACAGGTAGTTCACGTAATGTATGATGGTGCCCTTGGAAATCCAGAAACAGAATACTATATGCAGGCATCTCAGGAAAATCCAGCAGTAATGATTCAACTATTTGAACAAGAAGAAGACGGGTACTGGGAAGCAACAAGACTATATACTGCATGTGCAATGTCTCTTTATGTAAAAATTGATCCTCTTCAAACAGAGCCAGAAATGGATTCAGAAGTTGCAATGGCAATGTATGATTCATCAATTGGCAAATCAAAGAAGCCAAACTACGCTGACATGCTTGATCGTCCAGGAGATTCAACTCCATCAAACATGGCACTATATAATAGAATTAAACAAGAAGCAAGAACAAAGTTTGATGTTTATCCATCCGCAGTTGCAAATGCTTGGGTAGTTGCAGAATATAAGCGTCGTGGTGGTACATATAAATCTAATAAGTCTATATGGAATGGATCATTTGATCCAAGGAGAGTATAATGCCAAAGAAAAAAGCAGGATCATTTAACTCAACACAGATTAAGGATGGAAAGATTGTACGCATGAATAAAAACGGTACAGTTAAATCTATTCTTGATGACTATGTAGTTAAACATCCAAAGAAGGATAAATAATGGCAGATACATACTCCCCTAATGCTGGCATGAAGGCTGCTGCCAGACGTGCATTGAAATGGAAAGAAGATGGAAAAGCAACGGGTGCTGGTACTCCAGTAGGCTGGGGTAGGGCAACGGACATTGTTAACGGTGCATCTATGTCTCTTGATACTGTTAAGAGAATGTATTCTTTTTTCTCTCGTCATGAAGTAGACAAAAAGGGTAAAGGGTTTTTTGATGGACCAGAGTTTCCATCAAATGGAAGAATCATGTGGGATGCGTGGGGCGGAGATGCTGGTTTTGCATGGAGCCGTGCCATTGTTGAGCGTGAAAAAAATAAAACAGAAAAGGTTTGGCAAGGAAGTCCATTTAGTTTTAGGGAGGATACACATTGATAGAATTAGATAGTTTGACCATAGATGATTATAAAAAGTTGGTATCTTACTACAAGGATAGGTCAGTCGACCTTGAGTTTAAGTTTTTGCTTCTTCAAATAGAAAATAGTAAAGTAGTTGATTTTGAAAGAAAAAGGTATGAAGAGGAATTAAATAAACACAAAGAAAATCTAAGACTTGGAAATGAAAATTTAATAAATAAGTTTAATCAAAAAATAGGTCAACTAGAAAAAAAATTAATTGAGTCTGAAAAAAAAATAGAGAAGTTAAAACCAAAAAATATTAAAAAATGATATATCTTTATTTTTCTATATTGACAATAATTGTTTTTTCCTATATACTTATAGCAATAAACAAAAAAAGAAAAAAATCTTTTAACAAAGTACTATATCGTCAAAGCGATATGCATAACATATTAAAAGATTTTTTCTTTAAAGACATTTTTGACAACAAAGTTGCTACATCTCAGTCTAAGATTTGGAAAGAGAAGCAAACAACAAAGGTTGTCATAATAGATCAAAAGGCATATTGGGTATCAGATAACATGTTTTATGTTGGAGATACAGTAGATGGAAAGGTAAGACCAGAAACTGGTAAACCTTTGGATACAACCAAGATGTCAAAAAAAGAAATAGATAAGATGTTATTCATCCTGGATAACTTAAAGAATGGGAAACTAAATGATAGTGGCAGTGCAGGGAACTAATGAGTTTGATGACTACAATCTATTCCTTCGTGCTATAAGCGTTGCTTTATCTGGAATGAAAGAAGAAGACAAAGATTTTATAATCTATTCTCTTGGTCCAACCAAAGTTAATTCTTTTGTTTCAGAGTTTTCAAACCTTTCAGAAAGAGGAATGAAGGCAAGGGGTCGTAAGATAAAGTTTTACAAAGTTCCAGAAAGTTGGATGTATGAAAATATGGATCAAGTAAACTATTTTGCGTTCCTAAGTAAGCCAAAACAGTCAGTATCAAAACTAACAACTTTTGCAGAATCAAAAAATGTAGAAGTAGGAATATTCCGTTACTAAGAAGAAAGAGTATCATGATTATAAATTCATTAACACATATGGAAAGCATTGTTGCAAAGAATAAAGAACTTGCATGGGTTGGATGGGACGTTGTAGAGCGTAAGAGATCAGACCTTGCACGAACATCTCCAAGTGGAGTCCGTGTAAAAAATGCGTGGTATATACAAAAAACTTTTAACCTTAATCGCAATGGTTGGGATATTCCAAACAAGTATGGTCAGTAAATGAAACAACATTTATGGAAAGATGAGGCTGCGTGTCTTGGTCTTGATACTAATATATTTTTTGATAAGTATGAAGATAATGTAGATGTGCGCCCAATTGTAGATTCAATGTGCCAAAGATGTTCAGTTTCAAAAACATGCTTTGCCGTAGGAGTTTCTGGTAAAGAATATGGTGTTTGGGGCGGAGTTTTTCTTGAACTTGGAAATATTTCTAGAGAGTTTAACAAACACAAAACAAAACAAGACTGGGCCAATACTTGGCAAGCGCTAACAATGGAAAAATAAATGAAAAAACTAGATATTTATCCACTAGAAAAGTACTCAGATAACTTTTTTAATATTGCTCCAGCAAAAGACTTTATACCAGAATGGTATAGACTCAGTAAATCAAAAATAAAAAATACAAATACAGAGTTGTGTCCAGGTTCACCTACAGTAACAACTGCTACATATAAAAAATGTATACCATTTTTTGATGCAATGACATCTGGGTACATAGTATACTTAACATCAGATATTGAGGTTTCTGGTACTCCAGATAATAAAAAACAAATTCATTGGAGAACAGAAAGAGAAATAGTAACTACACACTCAGAAGAGCAGTGGGAAGGAATGCCCGTTCCAGATCAATATATTCCTTTTGTTTTTAAATGGCATAATCAATTTTCAATAAAGACTCCTAAAAATTATTCTGCTCTTTTTATGCATCCTTCAAATAGATTCGATCTTCCATTTAGAACAATATCTGGAATAGTTGACACAGATAACTATGATCTTCAAATTCATTTTCCATTTTTTATACATAAAGACTTTACTGGAATAATTGATCGTGGAACTCCAATTGCTCAAATCATTCCAATAAAAAGGGACTCGTGGTCAAGAAGTCATAAAGAATATGTTGAAGATAAAAGGCATATAGATTTTCAAAAATTTATTTCAACAATAAAAAGGTCTTATAAAAATAACCATTGGATTAAAAAGGAATATTCTTAGTGTACACAGATAAGATGCGTAGAGCCTTTCACTCTGTTATTGCTCCAAAAGGATTTAGCGTAGAGTTAATTGATAATGAGCATTTTCTTACAATCAAACTAAACGAACATACTTTTGCAAAGATGGTTCATGATGACAAAGTACAGGCTTTGCAGTATGTTTTAAATCTTAAAAAAGCATTAGAGATGGAAGGTGCAATAGTTTTGGTAACAAGAGAGGCACTAAAGTGAGAATTTTTATATCTATCGCTTCTTATCGTGATCCAGAACTTCAATGGACAATTAAAAGCGCTATTGAAAATGCTAATAATCCAGATAACCTATACTTTGGTATTGTTCATCAAGGCCTTGACTCAGAACTTTTTAGTTTTGATGGCATAAAGAATATAACTATAATTAAGATGCATCCAAAAGAAGCAAGAGGTGCAGGCTATGCAAGATCAAAAGCAATGGAACTATACTCTGGAGAAGAGTATTTTCTTCAAATTGATTCACACACAAGGTTCGCTCCTGGTTGGGATTCAATATCTATTGATCAGTTAAACAGGGCTAAAAATATATCTGGACACAATCGTGTATTGTTGTCATATTTCCCAGCACCATTTGAACCAGAAAGAAATGGTGGTATGCATTTAATAAAAAATAATCCAAAAATTAAATCATATCCAACCAGACAAAAGGTTTTACTAAACAAAAGAAAACAATGGACTGCAGAAAGATTTGAGTTTGAAAGCAAAACAAAAGAAAATCCAGAGTTATCTCAAACAGTTTTAGGTGGCTTTATGTTTTCTGATGGGTCTATAGTTCAGGAAGTTCCATATGATCCAGAAATTAGTTTCTTTGGTGAAGAGGTTTGTTTTGCCATGAGGTCGTGGACAAGAGGATGGGATATATATTCTCCCTCAAAAAATATTGTTTATCATTTTTATTCTCGTGGTGGATATAGCAAAATATGGAAAGACAGAAATCTTCGCAATCAATCTTGGAAAGAGTTAGAAGATATATCATATAAAAAACAAAAAAGAGTTTTGTGTGGTGAAGAAGAGGGTGTTTTCGGTGCAGGATATGTAAGGTCTCTTGAGGAGTATGAGATATTTACTAACACTAACTTTAAAGATTTTTACAGTTTGACAAACCTATAGGGTTAGGATATAATTAAAACATGTGGAGTGGTGATATGAAAGATATTTTTGTTGTTGTCTTTGCAACACTATCAGTTTGCTTTGCAGCATCATACTTAATAGTTTTAAGACAATCTGTTAAATTAAAAAGAGATATTGCAAAACTTTTTATTGAAAAAACATTGCTTCAAGAATATGTTGATCTAACAAAGTCTACAAAAGTTAAAGAACAATCAGACGATTCAATACACAAAGAACATTTTATTAAGTTCTTATCTGACTCTCGTGACTGGGCTTATCAATATATTGAAGATGTTCAAAAAGGATTAATTAAGTTTGTTAATGATGTTGATGCAGACATATCACATTTTGATGAATATGGAGATGTATTGTCTGTATCAAGACCAGACTATCCATCCATGAAAAATATTTCAAAAGCATATAAAGAATTAAAAACATTACTTCCAGAAGATGAAATAAAATAATGAAAGATATTGTTTTATCAACACTAACAGGTTTTGGATGCGGAGTAGTATTTGCTGCATTCAAATTGCCAGTACCAGCACCACCAGTTTTTGCGGGGGTAGCAGGAATTGTAGGGCTATGGGCTGGATATGCTATACTAATAAAGGTTCTATCCTAGGAGGAAAAATGAACACAGAACAACTAAAGGCACTACTTGCATCATACGGACGTTCAGTCCTTGCATCAGGCCTTGCACTATACATGGCAGGCGTAACAGATCCAAAGGATCTATGGGCTGCACTTGTAGCAGCAATTGCACCAGTGGCTATTAGAGCGATCAATCCAGCAGACAAGGCTTTTGGTATCTTGCCAGATGCTAAGGCTGTAGACAAGGCTCTGAAGGCTGCTAAGGCACCTGTAAAGAAGGCTGCTAAGAAGGCAGCGCCAAAGAAGTAATATTTACTTACAGAATTGCCAGTCTAGAAATAGGCTGGCTTTTTTGTTTTATGAATTAATTAAATTTATATATTTATCTTTTAAAGACTCTGTTGAAAAGTTAATAAAACCAAGATCAAACGCTTTTTGTTTAATTGTATTATTTTTGTTTTTCATGTAGTAGTCAAGTCTGCTTGCAAGTGTTTTTGGATCAACGTCATAAACATCAATAATAGCCTTAGCCTTAAACTCATCAATCTTACTTGCTTCAACTGTCCACTCATCTGGAAGTATTACGTTGTTTGGAGAAATGCGTGGCATGAATACTGGCAATCCGCTAAGAAGAGCCTCATTCATTGGCAAGCATAGTCCAGCGTATCTTCTAGGCAATACCATAGCGTCATATCCAGAATATAAATCTTGTGGATCTTTTGTTGTATTAGTCTCAATAGTTAATCTATCATTCTTATAACTAATATTTAATTCACTTTGAGTTTTAATTACAACTTCGTAATCTCCTTTAGAGTACCTAAGCATATCTATTACGGTGTTCGTTCCGTTTCTATCTTTGACTGCAGCCTTACCACCAATGTGCAATATGCGATTATGAGTCTTTGAGATATTATTTTCTTTTGCATTTTTAAACTTTTCGTGGTTTGTTGGTGGCGGTAGATAAACAACCTTACACCTATCACCATATAACTGAACTATCTTATCCATATTCCAAAGACTTGGAGCAATAAGTATGTCTGGTAGAGACCAGTCAGGGTTTGTTAGGTTTCCAAAAAACTCATAGTTATACTGAAGTATTGTTTTGACTCCATACTTTCTTGCTATATCTATAAACTTAGGATTATAAAATGTCTCACAACTTATAACAACATCTACACCCTTAACAAAATCTGCTATCTCAGAACTTGTTGGAAAGCCTTTAACTGTAGTTTTATAGTTATAACCATCGTACCATTCAGTATGCTGTTTGTTTTGATTAAAAAATCTTGAGTTAATCAATAGAATCTTATCTGGTTGAAGCATGTTTACAAGTTCCCTGGTTTGATTACCAAGTCCAGTATCGTCACATCTTGCTACTATGCCAATTCTCATTCTGAATACCCCCAAATAAGATCATCGCTAGTATACTTTCTTGTACCTTGACGACCATCTAGGTGATAAGATCTTTTTATATTTTCTTCTGGATGGTATATCCACAACTTATGTTTGTTCCATCCATCTTCAGAAAATACTCCATATGGACAGATATCATCCTGTACTCTTCCATGAGTTGTATCTTCTATAAAACATAGATCTTCTAATGGTGGAAGAATAGTTTTTCTGTAATACTCAACAGTAGATAGATGTGGTCTTTGACTCCACTGAGATGTCTTCATAAAACCATCCTCTAGTCCAAACATTAAATGCTTGTGTGGTTCTGGTATTGATGACTCAAAGTGAAACCTAATTGTGTTTGCTTTTCCATACTCAATCATATCTAAACATTTGTCCCATTCAATATCAACATCTGGTGTAAGCGGTGCATCTCCCTCAATATAAAGTAGACAAGAAGTTTGTATAAGATTAATAGTCTGTTTTAGCATTGTGCTTTGGTGACTATGCTTATCAAATACAATTGGTAAAATATTTTTATATTCATGTAAACATTTCCACAAAATTCTATTTTTATATTCATCATAATCTTGTTTACGGTTTATCTGTTCAGACCTTAGTCCGTCAATTTGCATTATAATTTCATTATCTGGAAAGTGATGCCTAATAGATCTAATGGTTTCATCTATCATGTCAGTGCTAGGATGTGCTGGAATTATTGAGGTAGCAAGTATAATAGTTACATCTCTTTTATGCATTTATCTGCCTCATAATCTTTATACCTAAGTCTCTTTTTTGTTTAATCCACCAACATACTACCTGATGCATATTGTTTGGATATTGGTCTAGTAGTCTTGGAACTAACTTTTCTATTTCATTCCAATTTGATATATATTTAAATGGAACATACATTCCAAACATTTTTTTATAAAAATCTGTTTGAATTCCTTTTGGATCTATTGTGTCTGCTATTGGCAATGTCAATAACTCTATTGATTCAAAAAACCTAAAAGTATCTATTACGGCTGCACCAGAGGGGCAGGGTGCAATCTTTGCGCTTGCAAGTTTTGCATAATAATCTTTTGGCTCATCTCCCTGAGAAAATCCCTTTGTTGGTCCGTAAAGTGAATTTTTTAGTTTAGGCATTACTTCAGATAACTCTATTCTTCTTTGGTGAGTAATCTGTCCACCAAAATAAACGTCATACTGCTTTTCTTTATATTCTGGAGAATTATATTTAAAGTGTTGTGGAACACCTATCGGCATCTTGTTGTAATTTGAATGATTAAGATGTGGATACTGAATCCATATCTCTATGTTAGGATGCTTTATTTTACTTACATTAAACTTAGAACTTTCATCTCCATTAATAAATAAAACAACCCTAGATAGGTTTTTTAACTCATTAGATAATTTGTTTTCATGACCAGCAGTTTGTGGTCCAGGTATTACAACAAATGCTCTTTCATCTTTTGGAATGTTCGTAACCTGTATTTGATTAATGTCATATTTATCAAATATCTCTTTTATCAGTCCATAATCCCATTTGTCGTTTGCATAATCTTTTCCATCATGAGAATATAGATATGCATTAATTTGATTCATAATATAAGTGTACCTCATGCTGATAGTCTAAAAGTGTTTCTGTATATCCTAATCCCTTGATCCATTGTCTAAGATTATATAAAGATTCATCCCATTGCTGTAACATAAACTCAGGGTGTCCAGATAGCCAAATCTTTGGTTTATACTCTCTAAGCACCTTTTCAGCCCCTCCAAGGACCCTCCATTCGCTACCCTCTACATCCAATGAAATGGCGGTAGGTGGTTTAATACCATGATCATGTACACAAGAATCTATAGTAATCTGACCATATGTCTCTCCTTCAAGATACAATTCTTTAAATCCATGCGCTGCTTCTATTACATCATTAACTTCAGGTGGCCATTCGTTATTATAAATTCTTGCAAGTTTATTTATCTTATCAGATGCAAATCCAGGAATACAAGCAATTGGTAGATCTAAATTATTTGCACTCCATAGTAGTGGAAAGTGTGACCACACTTTAGGATTTGGCTCAAATACAACTACTTCAGCACCCCACATTTGACATAGTGCAGCAAACTCTCCTTCTTCTGCACCAACATAATACATAACATCTCCAGAAGAAATATTTTCTGACATATGTTTTAGTCTTGGCTTTTCCCAACCTTGAGGTTCATACCATTCAGGACGTGCAGCACGATGTTCTGGTAAAGTAATTTCAAACTCACCATTTACTATTACTTTTTTCATTTCTGTCATTTCTGTAGCCATTCCATTAGTGATACTTTAGGCATCCATCCAGTTAAATCTTTAAACTTTGCATTAGATGCCAGAGTTTCTTGAACCTCTCCAACTCTTGGTGGTATAAACTTAACATCATTTGATATCATGTTAGCAATATCTAATATAGAATAATTGCTTCCATATCCAATATTGTATACCTCACCAAACCCTTGGCTTACCTGAGATGCAAGTATGTTTGCTTCTACCACATCAGAGATATGTGTAAAATCTCTTCGTTGAGATCCGTCTCCAACTACAGTCAGAGGCTTTTGTTCATAATGTTGTTTTAAAAACAATCCTATTACTGGAGCATACTGTCCTTTAAGTGGTTGCCTGTCTCCATAAACATTAAAGTATCTGAGAGAAATAGTCTCAAGTCCATACAGATTATAGTAAACCCTTGCAAGATTTTCACCAAAAACCTTTGCAGTAGAGTATGGTGTTAGTGGATCAGACGGCTGTGTCTCTATATTGGGAAGTATTGCCTTCTTGCCATAAGCAGATGAAGTGCTTGAATATATAAATCTTTTTACATTATTAACTCTTGAGAGTTCAATTACGTTTGCTGTGCCAACAGCATTGGATTCAATTGATTTTCTAGGATTTAGTATTGCTGGTTGAATTCTTGCATCAGATGCAATATGAAACACATAATCAATTCCACTAAATAAATGCTCTATGCTTTCGTAATCGCATATATCATATTTATAATTATTTGCTTTTGGATTCCAATAAAATTGTTCATGACACTCTGCTGATTCATTATCTATACAGACAACATTGTAGCCAAGATCTATAAGTTTATCAACAAGATTAGAGCCAATGAAACCTGCGCCACCAGTTACTAAACAATTCATTTAATTCCAAGTTCTTCTAGTATTGCAGTCCATCTGTGAACATATGTATGCTCTTTCTTTGTACGGTTATGACCGTTTACTCTAATTCTTTCTCTAACCAAAGAGTTTTCAAGATACTGATCTATCTTATCTCTTAAGTCGTTTAAGTTACCATGCTTATAGAACACTACCTCATCAGGCATAAAGTATTTATCTAGACCTTTAATGTCTGGGTAAATAGTAAATCCACCACGACCAGTACTTTCAAACAACCTATCACTAGTATAGTAAGGATATTCAAATCCTATGTTAAGGCTATCACCAACAGCAATCTTGCTCTTTGCATAAATACGGTTTAGAGCATCTCCACGAACAGTTCCTGTATCGCCATCTCCACCAACATGAAGGAATCTTTTGCCGTATGTTTTTCTCAAGAAGTCAATCAGTTCTGGACGATATTTGTATTCATGGTGATACCTTTTGCTACCAACAAAAATAACGTCGTACTCAAAGTTTTGTGTGTCGTAATCTTGGTGTATGTAGCATTCTTTATCGTATACCCCTGCAGGCATGAAGTGTCCTTTAACGGATGTATTCTCATTAAACCAATCAGCCATAAGTTTATCTACAGTAAAGAAGTGTCCAATAGTTCTATAAAAACTATCATGCTTTAAATCTTGTTGGCGATCCAATCCAAACCATAAGTCCAAGTGATATGTCATGGTTGGAATACCTGCAGAATTTAATTGTTTAAGAACTTCATCCATTGTTATGTTTCCAACGGTTTCCCAGCCATGGGTATGTACCCAGATAAATAGATCAGAGTCTAATGCTTTTTGTAAAATATTCTGTGTTTTTGACTTACGCTCCTGCAATTTTGTCACGGTATGGCCTAAAGATTCTAGACTACTAGCATGATGATTCTCACTACTATAAGATACTTCAAAATTACCAAGAAAAACTATTTTTGCCACAAATACCCCTTTGTTTTATCTATTATAGCATCTCTGGTAGGATTTGAACCTACGACCTACACCTTAGAAGGGTGTCACTCTTCCGCTGAGTTACAGAGATTTAGTAGGCCTAGAAGGTAATGCTCCTTCTTCTCAGGATTAAAAGTCCTGAGCATCACTTTAATGCTTTAGGCCCATTGGCTGGGGATGCAGGTATCGATCCTGCGACATCCGAATTAACAGTTCGGCACTCTACCATCTGAGTTAATCCCCATCAGTACATCTGGAAGGACTTGAACCTTCGGCTCTCTGCATATAAGGCAGGTACTCTAACCAACTGAGTTACAGATGTCTAGTACACCAGGTAGGACTTGAACCTACGAATAGCCGAATTATGAGTTCGGTGCCTTAACCAACTTGGCTACTGGTGCATAACTATAAGTATATTATATAGTTGCAAGATAGTCAAGTTTATTTTGTAACAAGTATCTTTAAC